CACCGGTCAGTGCAACGGTCAGTTCAGTATCGCGCTGAAAGTCGATCACTTGCGTTGGGTAGTCCTCGCCAGCCACGGTAATTTTGCCGGTGCGCAGTGCCTCGGCTGCCATCACCTCTTCACGACGGGTGAGGTTCTCGACCTGATTGGTCAGCGCGCGATTGAGCGCGGCCTCACGACGGTTCATTGGTGCGAGTGAACCACCAATGGTTTCACCGATCAGGCGTTTTAGTGGTGCGTTGGGATCGAAGCGGCGTTTATCTTTAACGTAAGCTGGTTTGAAGCTACGAGTCTCAAACCCTTCTGCTGATACGACCTTGCCTTCCACCAGTGGCGAGACAAACGGTACCAGGCGTGGTTTTGATTTATCGATATCAAAGTGTATCTCTTCACTCTCCTCGGTTTGGATTGAGGGGAAGAAGGTGTCCAGCAAAAACGAGGCTGGACGCTCCAGTTGCTCCACCACCCGGTTGAGCACGTGCGTTGAAAAAATATCCATGGTGGGGACTCCGGATTAAGGTTGATTGGTTCGAATGAAAAGAGAACGGGTGCGGAAGCTTTCTGTCACGCTCGCTAGCGTATGGCCGCTGCCAAGGGTCAGAGCATGAGCATTGAACTCACCGGTCAGAAACAGGTGCCCTTCAACATCCAATGTGGCATCGATAGGCTGTGCGAGAATCGCGACCGGCACTTCTGAGCCGTCAGTTGCGGTGGTTGTGCTGAGCACATAGGCACCGGTTGCTGTGATTTGACCCAGCACCGCTCCCTGAGGGAGTGCCTGCCCGCCGGTGATGGTTTCGATACGCATGATGCGAGGAAACTCACCGGCAATTAGATTTTCGGGTTTGAATACCCCTTGAGTGGTTACGCCACTGGCAATGCCTTGCATACTCATAGTGCACCTCCGCGAGAGTAACGCGCGATGCGCTGAGCGATGTTGTCCGCATCATCTGATGCACATTCATCTGCCGGTTCAATCGCAGGGTTGTTCATCTGAGCCATGGCGGATTCAAAGCCGCTGGTATGGTTTACTTGCGAGGTTGATTGTTTTGGCGCCGCTGACATGGCAGCGGTTGCCATATCCACACTCATATCGGTAGCAAAGGCTAGATGACGGGCTAATGATTCACGACCCTCAGCCGTGTCAGAGTCCAGGATAGCCGCAATGCGCTCACGCTCTTTCTGACGACCCGCTTCAATTGATTGGGTATGGACGGTACCAGCCTTGGCTTGTGTCCACTCCTCATGAAGCGCCTGAACCAGTTGTGGGTGATCGGCTTTTAAATTACTCAGTGAAAGCGAGGCCTTCGGATCGTCTGAACCGTTCGCCTCGAGGGTTGTGCCCGATTGGGGCTGTCGGTTGTGTTGGTCAGGCATGTCGGCCTCCTTTTTGGATAAAGAGTTGGATACTAAAAAGCCCTGCGCAGTGGCAGGGCTGGATTCATAAGTTTGCTGGTTGTTAAGTGCTTGAAGGGTTTGATCGAGCGTACTGATGCTGTCGGCCAAGCCCTGTGCAACGGCTTGTGCCCCGATCAGCAGGTCACCCTGCCCGAATTGTGCTTTAACGGTTGGCGGATCCAGTCCCCGGTGTTTGGCAACTGCTCCGATAAATATCTCTGCCAGCGCATCGATGCGAGATTGCAGTCGAGCGCGGTCTCCTTCGTCTTGAGGATCGAGTCGTTTAAAAGGGCTTTGCGATGAAACGATCTCGAACTGCTCGGCATCATTTGAACGTTTGTAAATACCGACCACACCGATGGAGCCAAGAGAGGCAGTTTCGGAAATGACTATCCGTTCGCAACTAGACGCGATCCAGTAAGCACCGGAAGCGGCATCCCCTGAGCAGTAGGCGATGATCGGTTTACGCTTACGGGCTTGGTAAATCAGGTTCGCCAACTCGGCGCAGCCATTAACCTCACCACCGGGTGAATCGATGTCCAGTATGATTGATTGAACCGCTGGGTTATCCAGCGCTTGGCCCAGTTCGCGGGCAAGCACCTCATAGCTTGTGGCACCACTGATGGCGGTGAACAGATTGGCGTAACGAAATAACGGGCCGGTAACTGGAAGGACAGCCGTTTGCCCATACATCGTAATTTGATGACTGTGCTCTAAGGGGCGGCCCAGTCGCTCGGTGATAGCTTCGATCGAGTCCTGCTCGCGCTTGGCAATAGTGAGCACCGTATCGAGTGAGGGCTCTGTCATCGCCCAGGGTGTGCCGGTAGCGTAGTTCCAAAATCGCATCAGTGAATCTCGTTTAAGTTAAACAGGGGTGTTGGTCTGTGTATTGGCTTCATCGGATGATAGATCGGGTTCGGTATCTGGCTGGCTATTGCCAGGGTCCGTTACCGGCTCAGGCATGATGGGTTGGATGGAGAGGCCTAACTCACGCATTTTGCTCTGCTCTCTAGCGCGTTGTTCCAGAACTTCTTCCCAGTCCAATCCCTGTGTTGCACACTCATCTTCCAGCGTTGATAGGCCTGTCTCTAAACGGAGCTGCGAGGCTTTAGCTTCTTTGACTGGGTCAATCCAGCCACGCCCGGGTCCGATCCATTTACAACGGGTCCAAAGCGCTCTGTTTTCGTAAAAATTCGGTGCTTCAATCAGCCCCTTATTGATCGCTTCCTCTAGCCAGAGCTCATACACGGGGCGCGCCCAATAGGTGGCTAACCACTGACGGCGGCCCATAAAGTAACGCCAGGCCTCCATAAGTGCAGCGCGGGCTGAGGAGTAGTTGGTTTTGGAGAAGTCTTTCATCAACAGCTCAAACGGGATGTTCAAACCGGTGCCGATATGGCGAAGCACGTTCTCTACAAACTGTCCGTAGCCACTGTTGGGGCGGCTCGGTGTAAATGCTGAGACCTTGTCGCCTGGGAATACCGGAATAATCGCCCCACCTTGCAGGCGAACTTTCCAGTCACTACGAGCAGCAATGTAGTCCTCGACGCTACCACCAAACATCTCACTGATGGACTCACTGTCGAGTGGCGTTTCAACGAAGGCGGCGATCATGGCGTTCACAACAGCGGCCTGAAGCTCGCTGTGCTCGTAGTGATCAAGCATCTTGAACAGCGGCATGACACTGGCCAGCAAGGGCTTACCGCGACTTTGCCCGGTGCGCTCTTTATCGTGGACATGAATCACACGGCGCCGACCAAAGCGAGTCTGTGCTGGAATTCGCTCGTAGGTTAGGTTTAATCGATCAACACCCCACCGCATATCACCCGGATGTTGTTTTGAGATCCAGTAGGCGAGCGGGGCGCCGTAACGATCAACCTCTACACCGCCGCGCAGTCTCTTATCGTTGAGCTTGCCGGGCGGTGTATCCAGCCTGTCGCTCTCAATCAACTGCAAGGTGGTTGCAAATACGCCACGGCGATCAGGCAGCCAGAGTGGCAGTGCCAGGGCTTCACCATTTAATAGGCCTGCCCGAAATACCTGTGTGGTGAGCCCGTGAAAGTTGAGACTTTTGGCTGCGTCGCAGTCCGTTGTTTCCGCCCAACTGCGCCATAGGGCTTCGGTTTTTCGGGTCCACTCGTCGGCCCAGCTTTTATCAAAACCAAGTGCTCGATAATCAGGCGTAGCGGCTAATCGAAGACCGGTACCGACAACGTTATCGGTGATGGTTTGAATAGCGCCTGAAGCCACGCCATGGTTTCGGGCTAGATCACGAGAGCGCGATACGAGTGTGCCGAGTTCATCGACTAGGTCACTGTCAGCAGAGCCTGTTTGAGGCTGCCAGCTGGCTAACTCGCGGGCCGTTAATGAGGCAGCTCTGTGGGCTGTGTCTCGCGTATCACGTTGTGCCACGGTTAAAACTCCATAAACAGAGCGCGTCGGCCAATGCCTCGCTCTTGGCGACGAATATCGAGTTTTAACTGCGCGATATAGCGCACTAACTCTGCCTGATTGGCTGCTGAGTAGGTGATGCTGCCAAATCCACCGACGTTAACGCTCGCCTCTTTCTGGCCTGTCAGTAACATATGCAGGGCCTCTTCGGCTTCGCTCAGGCGTTGTTTTAAAACAGTCAGCTCGGTCATGCACTCCTCGCGGTTTATAGATAAGGGTCATCGGCCACCGCGGTAGCGCGTTGTTTAAAAATTGCTTTTGTTTTACCGGGTTGTGGCGCTTCAACGGCAGGATGCGAGGTAGGCACCGCAATCTTCTCGTCCTGTTCGACAGGGAGTGACTTGATAGTTTCACGCATCTTTTGCCACTGGCGATCGGTAAAACGATCGAGCCCATAAATGCTGGCTGCTGCGCGGGCATAAACTCGGCAGTCCAACGCTTCGTTGTTTCGTGTTGGGTCCTTTTCCCAGGTTGCGCGCGGAAAACCCTTGTGAATGCGAATAACGCGTCGCTCGGCAGTGAGCTGTTTAAAATACTGCTCGCCATACTCGGGGAAGTGGCAACTGCCCGGCGCTTCTGTCTCGCCTCGTTCGCGCTCTTCATCGGTCAGTCTGGGCAGTTTGAGCCAGCGATAGAGTTCGGTTTTGGCCACCGGGCCACTGACATTCCAAACCCTGAGTCCGCGGCGTTTGCCACCGGTATCGGCTTTGGACACACTTAAAATCAGGGATGTATCGGTATCACGTCCTTTAATGGCCACCACAGTGCGCGGTTGCGATGCACGCGCTCCGGCTCCACCCCATA